TTATGCGGACATGATTGACGTAAAGACTAATGTCCTTTATGAGTGGTTGATTGAAAATGGGGAAGATCCTGATGAAGTTTCTATTTCAGATATTGAGCATAGAGGTTCTTATTATGACACAGATGAATTTGCGGTAGAAGGTGTTGGAATTTTTGCAGTTGGTACCGACGATGAGATGATGTCAAGTGCGAAAGAATATCTCGAAGACTACATAGATGAAGAGGGGTATGGAGGGTTTTACCACTCATTATTAGAAGAACACATTGACAACGAAGAAGTGGCAGCCTATGCCAGAGATTTTTATGAAGATGATGTTTATAGTAACCCTGAAAGTTATTTAGATGACGATAAAAGAATGTTGTCTAGTAAACAAAAAGAACAAGTTGATATTTTTGAAATGAGAAAAGACCGACTTGGAAGAAGTATTGAACAATTCTTGAAGGGTTTGGGGGGAGAAAACGATGAGTGGTACCGTAGAAAAATCGAAGAGTTGGAAGTTATTATCGAAGAATTTAATGAAGAAATTGAAATGATAAAGGCTGACCCCGATGGCGGCTTCCCTGAAACCTTAGTTAGTCAAGTAATTGACGATAATGTATACGGGGTTAAAAAAGACCCTATGCAATTTATTGATGATTTTGGTTTAGATATTTCAAACTTCATCAATAAAAGGGAATTCATTGAAGAAATTATAAATATTGACGGATACGGACACACCCTTAATAGATACGATGGAACTGCTGATGAGGTTTTTGTTGATGGAGATTTATTTTTTGTGATGAGAATTGATTAAAAGTTTTTAACCACTATAATTTCTTCATGGGTAGAAAGAAAAAAACATCATTCCAATTAGATCCTGAATGGCTTTACAAAGAGCCATTGGATTTTGAATACAACAAATATACACTTTTGGACTATCTACAGAAATGTGATAAGAGTTTTGACAAGTTTGAACTATACCCAAATTTTGTTGAGTTATCATTACATTTAGCAAACATCCAATCAATTTCTAAGGAAAATACACTTTTGTTAACCAACAAAAAGTTTGAGTCTCCTGATGATGAAATATTGGTTAAGGAATTGACTCCAAAAAAACCAAGAAAATTAAGTGAGAAAGAAGAAGATGAATTGGATAAGACTTTGAGATTCTCAGGGCCAAAATTATTCGATGCTTTCAATATTGCCAAATCAATATGGAATATTGCTTTCGAATCTATTGACTTATATCTTAGGAAAAACAAAAACAACTTAGTTGCTGGGTCAGGATATATTTTTTTCTATCGGAAATCTGAAGAAAAATTATATGTTTGGGAGTATGAAATTAGACCTGATAAGAAAGATAAATCTACAAATCGGACATACTTGGGATTAATTTCTGAAGGTGGGGTTGATGAAAAAACTTTAACAGAAATTATTGACACCAATTCGAAATGGAATCAAACAGAATTTTACAAGCACTTGCCTATATTTGAAATTAAATGTACTCAAAATTTTCCTTTTGAAGAAACAATGGTTCCTATCATTAAAAGAAAAGTTATGTCTTATATTTTTCAAGTTGTAAATTTCGAAAAAATTAATAACTTTGATTCTACAAATTAAAATTATTATATTTTTCACATGAGTTTCAATAGGAGATGGGTGACCCTTGACCGATGTGTCTCAGCCCTCAAAGAAGGTAAATTAAAAGAATATTACGGTAAAAGTGAGATGTTACTTTTTCAAGACACCACTTGTTCCTTGATATATAATCTTCATCTCGAAGGAAAAACCGATGATGAAATCTTAAAAACAATTAATTTATAAAAATGGAAGTTATGAATAAAAATCTAATTAAAATGTTGAAGACCTCAGCGGAGGCGGATAAGGCGAAAGCACTTTTAACTTTGGACCTATTGGGGAACACTGGCGTAGGTATTGGAGATCATTCGACCAAAGATTTCTATGCAAATGCCGAAGAAGCATTACTGATGTTAGCAGATGCTGATGAAAGATTGGAGACTATTGAAAAATATTTTGGAAAGAATTAAAAAAATTATTAAAAAGATAGAATGGTTCTTTGATATCTATTTCATTTGGATGTTATATAATCCAAGAAATTATGATAGATACGTTGAATACATTGAAAAAAAGTGGGGTAATGATAATGAACAATGAAATGGTAAACCATCCTCATCATTATGGTGGTGAGGATAATGTATACGAAGTGATTAAAGTATGCGAAGCGTGGGGATTAGATAAGGATGCATATTTGTTCAACGTGGTAAAGTATATTGCAAGAGCGGGTAAAAAAAATCCTGTCAAAGAACTTGAAGACTTAAAGAAAGCCGCGTTTTATTTAGACCGAAAAATCAAAAATTTAGAAAAATGATAATTTGGTTAACAGGACAACCTGGATCAGGTAAGACAACCCTATGTAAACGAATGATGTTAAACATGGGTTCGGATGTATTCCATATTGATGGAGATGATTTAAGGGATTTATTTGATAATAAGGATTACTCTGAAGTTGGGCGTAGAAAGAATATTGAACTTGCACAACAAATCTCAGAATATCTTCATAACAAAGGTAGACACCTATTTGTTTCCTTGGTGTCTCCATATAAAGATCAGAGAGATAAGTTCAAGTCAAAGATGGGTAATAATCTTATTGAAGTTTATGTTCATACAACAGAAATACGTGGCAGAGAAAGTTTCTTCGTAAAAGATTATGAACCACCAACAGAAAATTATATAGATATTGATACAACGAATGTTTCAATTAATGATTCTGCAAATATAATTTTGGAGTTTATAAAACCAAATTAAAAACAAATATGAAAAAGATTCACGTTGAGGGAGACCCCAAGTTAAAAAATACTGGTGGTAAGCAGTATTCTATGTTGGTGGGACGATATCAACCGTTTCATGATGGGCACAAATGGTTAATGAACCAATGCTTGGATGAAGGTAAAAATGTTCTTATTTGTATAAGAGATATTGAACCTGACGATAAAAATCCTTATACTTCAGAAGAAGTTTATAATAACGTTTCACAAGAACTATCAGAGCTAATTGGTGAAGGTAGGGTCAAAGTTATCATTATTCCTGATATTGAATCAGTTAATTTTGGTAGAGGAGTTGGATACGATATTATAGAACATATTCCACCTCAAGAAGTTGGGGATATTTCTGCGACCAAAATTAGAGAACAGTTAAGAAACGAAGGTAAATTACGATGTTAGAAACAAATAGAATTATAAATGGTGACTGTGTTGAGGAAATGGGTAAGCTACCTGAGTCATCAATCGATTTGGTTGTTACGTCACCACCATACAACGTAGGAATTGATTATGATACTCATGATGATAATCAATTAATGGATGATTATTGGAAATTCACTGAGAATTGGTTGTCTCAAGCCTTCCGAGTATTAAAAGATGATGGAAGGATTGCGGTCAATATTCCATATGAAATTAACGTCCAAGATAGAGGTGGTAGAGTATTGTTCATGTCTGAATTTTGGTCTGTGATGAAAAAGGTTGGGTTCAAATTTTATGGACTTGTTGACCTTGATGAGAATGCGCCGCATAGAAGTAAGACCACCGCTTGGGGTTCTTGGATGTCTCCATCTTCACCTTACATTTACAATCCAAAGGAGTGTGTAATCCTTGCATATAAGAAAGATAGAATTAAGAAAGTTAAGGGGGAAACACAGTGGGAGTTTGAGATTGTGGATGTTGAACAAGAAGATGGTACGTTGAAAAAGAAAACGGTATACAAAGAAGAGGATAAAAAAGAATTCATGTCTTTGGTTTATGGACAATGGGAATATTTTGCAGATACAAAACAACAAACCAAAGCAACATTCTCAATGGATATTCCATCCAAGGCAATTAAGATTCTTACTTATAAAAATGATATTGTTATGGATCCATTCACTGGAAGCGGAACTAGTTTGGTCGCAGCGGAAGTCTTAGGACGCAGATGGATTGGAATCGAACTCAGTTCGAATTATGTTGAAGTGGCAATTAAGAGAGTACAACATTTTATTAATCAAAAAAAACAAGTGGTTTTTGATTTTGAATCCAAAACTTAAAAAGGTCCTCAGGACCTTTTTTTTGTTTATTGTTATATTTATGAAGATGAAAGAAGAACTTATTAAAAAATTAGTACAAATGCAACTTCAATGGAAGTTTTTACATTGGCAAACATTTGGGGATGCTAAACATAAAACTTATGGAAAAATATATGACGGACTCGGAGATTTGATAGATGATTTTACTGAGGCAATGATGGGTAAATATGGAAGACCCGAGTTTGAACCCGAATTTGCTTTAATGTTTCAAGATATAAATTCACTAAGTATGCAAAATTTTTTAGATGGTATTACAGAGTTTTTGGTTGGGTTTTCGGATCAACTTGATTCAAGATATGATACTGATTTGTTAAATATTAGGGACGAAATGTTGTTATTAGTTAACAAATCAAAATACTTATTAACCCTCAAATATTAATTATGAAAAAAATTATAAAATTAACTGAATCAGACTTAACAAGAGTTGTTAAAAGAGTAATTAATGAACAAATGTATCACCGAGAGCATGTTTATAGAATTCAGGCTTTTCTGAATAAAAGAATGAATGCTGGCTTGGTAGTGGATGGTAGAACTGGCCGAAATTCAAAGACTGAGGAAGCAATTGCTAAATATCAAGACATGATCGGAGTATATCCTACAGATGGACAATTTGGAGACAAAACTTACGCCAAAATGCCTGAAAAGGACAAAATTATGTTGAAAAACATAAATGCTAATGAGTATGGTGTACACGAAGATTATTGGGGAAATTTTCTCGATTGGGTCAAAAAACAGTTCCAATGAAAAAAATATTAAAAGAGAGTGGTATTCGGGATATTAAAGAATTAAGTAAACGATATCCCAAAGCAGAAATCTATTTTCATCAAGATTTAGATGGTGTAACTACTGCGATTGCGATGAAAAAATACCTTGAGAATAATGGTATTAATGTTGTTGACTCTCACGTTATTCAATACGGTGACAAAGAATTCTCAGTGAAA